ATTCAACATAACGATCATAGGCTGTTTGTACTAGAGAAGTACCAAGGGAACCAGATGATGTATCTGTATATGCGTTGCTCATGTGTCACCTTCTTTCTTAAGGTTTGTGCGATGGATAGAAAATGTTCTATCTGCGTCGTTGAGTAGGCTGTCCCATAAGTTGATTCAACTCATCTATTGATTTTGCGCCTGAGATTTGTGACATTAAGTCAACATCACGAGACGGAGTTGTAGCATTTTGGGTAGCCGCATTGATCCTCTGATATGAGGCGCGGTTTGCTTGCTCTTCTTCGCTGATAGGAGCAGACTCTGCTTCAGCTTTCTGAAAACCGAATACATCGGCATTTTCAGTAAGCCATGCGTCAATCTGCTCTGGCGTACTAACGTCGCCAGGTATAAACTTGGCTACCTTGTCAGGTACGCCTTTCGTTGCCAATACGTCTTTGACTGAGCGTGAGCGAAGATCAGATTGAATCTGTGCCAATTGCTCGGACAGTTCTTTCTTTTCCTTCTCAGCGCGCTTCAATGCCTTGCGAAGATTCGCAGGACCATTAGCATCTTGTACTTCTTCGGTGACATCAAAGTCATCGTCTTCATCATATTGGTTTGCCATGTGGCACTCCCTTTCGTGTTGATTGAGACGCAGGCCGCAAGCACTTCCAGGGGAAGAAGTGTTGGCTCCCACTACCAGTCTAAATACGCGTCATCTATGCTGGTGAGTAGTGACGGATTTTATTGTTATGAAACGCCTTGAGCGTTAGCTATTCCTAGGCTCTGTGCTTGAGTTGAAGCACCGGAAGATCCACTGAAGGTGGATACTTCTTGTGTCTGTAAACGCTTCAATGCTGCTGCGGCTTCAGCGGCACCTTGTGTGCCAAAGGTAGATGCTTCAAGTGCTTGACCAACTTGTTCTGGAGCCACGTAAGGGTTGTAACGAGCAGCCAATGTTTGTGTGGCTGGCAACTGCTGAGCAATTGTTCCAAAGCCTTGTGCGGCTTGTGCTTGTGTTACACCTTGTGCTGCCAATCCCATAGCACTCAATGGACCAGTTCCGCCATATTGAATGTTAGTTCCTTGACGTGCTGCTTCAGCACCAATTTGAGCGGCAGTAACTTGCTGTTGAATAACATTTGCAGCAATGTCTGGGCTAAGTAGGTGAAGGGCAAGTGCGCCTTGAGTTAATCCATATTGACTTTGCAATTGAGCAATGACTTGTGGATCTTCAGATTGTAGGGCAGCCATAGCAGCATTCACACGCATTTGTGTTTCTGCTGGAGATACATCCTTGCCAATCAATTGACCAAGCAAGGCATTGTCTGTTGCTGCGGCTGGTAGTCCAGCTTGTTGCATAACAGCTTTGTATGAATTTTCTGTAGCAATATATGATGCTGGATCCAACGGTGTTAGTCCAGCCTTCTCACGAAGTGTGTTACCAGAAAAACGTGTTTGCCAAGCATTAGCCAAAGCCACTACATTTGGGTCTGTTGATTTAGAAGCGTTTGGATCTTGAGCCAATGCTGTAATAGTTTGAGCATCATAGTTGCTTTGAGTAAGACCAAGAATTGCGTTACTGATTGCACCCGTTGGGTCAATACCATAGCCAGCAAGAGTTGATTGCATTAGTTGTAATGCGTTTTTATTTGCAATTTCTTGTTGTGCAGAAGCAGATGAAGGTCCTGTTGGCCCAGTTGCGGTTATAGGTGTACCAGCAATACTTGTTTGCGTATATGTACCACCATTGCCATCTGCATATGTGGTAGTAACAGTATATGTTCCATCACCATTTGGTGTAGAAGTTTGACCAATAACTGTTCCAGCTGTTGGATTTGCTGGAGAAGAAGTAACTGTTCCACCATATTGTGTAACAATTTTATTAAATGCTTCCCCACCGCCAGAATTTGACGCTGCTACCGCAGCAGATGCTGCCTTGGCTTCTGGTACGCCAAGATCAATCATACGCTGTACTTGAACATCACTTGCCATTATTGACCCACCACCAATCCAAAGTTACGAAGCATATTTGTGGCAGTATCCATTAGGCTGTTACGAGCATTGGTTGTATTTAGCCATTCAGGACGTTGCTTGACTTGTGTCATAAATTGATCCAAAGACATAGCTTGTGGGTTAGAAGGATCTGTGCCTCTCAAAGCACCGGCAACCATTGCGCCATAGCCAGTAGGTGCGCTAAGGTCAATGCTGCTTGGATCTACATTTTCTAGCAAACCGCTAAGAACATTCTTGTAAGGAGCAGCCAAAGAATCTACAGTAACTCCATCCATGATTTGTTTGGCAAATGGCTTGTAGATATTTGCTGCTTGGTTCATTAAATCTGTCTTCCAAGTATCAAGATTTGTAGTACCCGTTTCAATGCTGTTGGCTGCGTTAGTAGCATAATCTGCACCAGTGGCACCCGCTGGAAGAACAAGGCTATTTAGACCATAATCTTTAGCCCATGAGCGAATCTGATTAACATTTGCCGCTTTATCTCCACCAAGTTGTTGATTTGGGTTATTCTTAGATAGTTGAATAATGTGCTGTTTGATCTGATTTGCAATGATTGGAGAGCTAAGATTTTGACCATAGTAATTATGCAATGTCCAGTCAACAAGATTATTTGGATCATAAGTGTGAATTGAATTGGCATTGATATGTGAAGCAGATGGGTTGTTAGGGTCATAATTAGCACCCATGAGTGATGGATCTACATTGTAGCCCATCTGCCCTTGAAGGGTTAATAGGTAATCTGATACACCATTATATGAATTTGCATAAGAGATTGGACTTTGAAGACGATCTTTTTCTGCCGATTGCCATTGTGAACTATGCGTTTGAGCAAACTTGGTAGCAATAAATGCTTGCTCAAATTGAGGAATTGAGTAGTGCTGATTCATCGCAGTGATGAATAGTTTTTGCAATTCTCCAGTAGGATCAGATTGAATGTAAGAAGCAGGTACGCCGTACTCGCTAGTAAATTTTTGCCATGCTGGATCTGCTGGGTTAAATGCGCCAGTAGGACCTGTTACAGCAGGAAGAACTGTTGCTGGGCCAGTTGGAGCTGGCACACCTGGTGCAGACTTTTGAATTGGTTTAGCAGGTGCTTTTTTAACAGCAGTTGGCTTTGGTGTGTTAGCCATTAGAAGCCACCCCCGAATTGTTGCATTGCTTGGTTCATAGCACCCATGTATCCAGTTGCTGCTTGATAAGCCTTAGAATCTGCGCCTTGACGAACAATGTTTGTAATAAAGTCTTGTTCAGCCAATGGATTCTTTTGGGCTGTAATATCTCGTACTGCTACATAAGGCAATCCAGTTGATGGATCATATGTAGCCTGACGGGTAAAGATAGGGTGAGTCTTGGCATACTCTGTAAATTGCTGATGATATTGAGCAATCTCATCGGCAGTAGCGTCACGACCCATAAGATTTTGATAAACTTGATTTGTAATATAAGCAGTTGTTGTAATATCGGGTTGTTGAATTTCCGATGTCATTGTTGGTACGCGTGTGCTTGTGGCAGCGCCTGTACCAGCTGCTGAAATTGCAGGTGTGTAAGCGCCTAGGCTAGTAGATGTTGGACCAGCAATTGTTGTGGTACCAGCAGCACTGTTTTGCATCGCATATGATGATGCAGGCACAGTGGTTGTAGTAACCTTTGGTTTTGGCGCCATTATTATCCTAACCTTGAAAATACACTGTTAATAACAGTATTTAGTTGTGGGACTTGTTGAGCAATACCCTTAATGTAAATCTGCCAGTTATCCTTTTCAGCAGTAACTGCGCCGGTACCACCACTTAAACGGGCTTGTGAAAGCGCATTATTGTGTTGGTTCCAATCGCTGTACAACTGAGCAACTAACCCTGCTTGCTCCCCATATTGCTTTGTAATCTGGTCTAAATTCTTGTTAGCAAATAATTGCTGCATATCATTAGCCGCTACTTGAGCAAGGTGGGTGCGGGTAGTAGAAGAATAGTCATCCCACCACAATGGATTCATTTTACCATATGCAGTGATATAAGCATTCCAATTAGCACGCTCTGCTGTGGTTGATTGTCCACTAGCCTTTAATTGATTCATAGCATTATCATGCGTTGTACGCTGTTGGGCAATGTCATTATTGCCAGCTGCGACATAGTATGAAGTTAAGAATTGTTGAGGCGTATCTTGTGAACGAAGGTGCATCTTGATAATTTCATCATGGATGGCTTGAGCATCGCCTGTGCCGCTAGTTATTTGTGGAACTAGGAATGCTGCTCCTACGGCATTTAAACCGCTAAGCAGATTTTTATTGTTTTGAATCCAATTGATAGCGGAATCTGTATAAGGCATTGTTGCGCCTTTAACTGCTGCTTGAGTCTTAGAGATGGTGTAAGAAATTGCGCTATTACCATGCTCTTTAAGGAATACATCAAGTGCTTCTGGGTAAGTCATTGGCTTACCAGTAACAGGTGACTTGCTATCTAAAATCTTGTAAAACTCGTTGCGTAGACCCAAGTCTTCTTGAGTAACTGCGGCAGACAATGGGCTTACAGCGCCAACGATTGCTTTCATAATCATAATAGAACGAGCATTGTTCTTGATACGATCTAGGAAAGCCTGTTGTGCTAATGGATCATTAGATGCTGGTACTTGATTGTGGTACATAGCAGACGCCATTGAAGCCATCATTGCGTTATAGAAACTTGTTTCTGTCTCGCTGGCATTAGCAGCATGGTAGACAGTACGAGCAATGCTGTTAGGCATAAGTTGGTCAAATAGGCTTGTAGAGAATCCACCGCCACCAGTCAACTTCTTTACTTCACGCTCTAGGTTTGGATCAAGTGAACCAAGGTCATTGGCTGCAATTGATACAAATGGTGAGACGCCAGGAATGTTAAGTTCAGGCAAAACAGTTTTAAGTGACTGTAAATTACCTGTGATATTGACAGGCAATCCGCCAACTACCGGCATACCGATAGCCTTAGCCGCATTCATTGCCATAGCACCAAGTTCACCGATGTAAGGAACGGTAACAATACGGTTGCCATTGGCATCAGTTTGTACAAAGGCTGGGTTATTCATACCTTGTTGTACTAACTGATAACGACGGAAAGCATCAGGATTTGAAAGGATTAAAGATCCAGCACGGCGCATAGCTTGCTCTTGCGCAAAGTAGAATGGCAAGTAGTTGTTAGCCAACACAGAGAATTGTGTACGAAGTGCAGTATTGTGGATCTGAGGCACCATTGCAAAGGAAGCACGGGTCATAGCCAAGCGTGTTGCTTCTTCTTCGCTAATTACGCCATTATCCAAAGCCCATTGAAGGCTTTTCATCTCTTGCTTGACGTGATTAAAGAACAAAGGTTGACGAGACATGTTATTGATGATTGGATCAATAATGTACTTAAAGCCATGTTGTGTAATACGTTGGGCTAAGTTTGGTCCAGGCATAATGTCATAACGCTGACCAGCAACTGCCTTTGGAAGTAACTCAGGCTCAAGGGCTTTGATTTGCTCCAATGTAGGCTTTTGACCATTGGCAATCATTTCCATAAACTTTTGGTTGACGGCATTACTAGCCAAGCCAGTCTTAGCATCTTCTACAGTACGACCTGTAAATAGGTTCTTCATGATGTCTACACGACGAGCAGAGAAAGCCGTTGGATCTTCGTTGATATATCCAGCCATAACATTACGCTCAGAAGCGTATGGATCAACTTTGGTAGGTGAACCAAAGACTGATGGATTATCAGGATTAAAGTCTAGTTTACGAATACGGGCTTCATCTTTAAGACGAGCCACTTCCCATGCTTCATCGTATGTGGAACCTTTTTTAAGTTCAGCAAGAGCATCTTTAACAATTTGATTACGAGATGTTGTGGTTGCTGACTTTGAAAGTTCAGTAAAATAATGAAGGGCAAAAGAAGGATCTGTATTGCTAAAGTAAGAATAATTGCCACTTGGCATAGCAATACGACGCTTACCATCTTGACCAAGAATGTCAACCATCTGGCGCATCCACTCTTGCTGTTCAGCAGGAATGCCATAACCAGTAAATGTTGCTCCAGTAGCCATATGGCCTTTGGTTGCGATAGTAATACGAGCTGCTAGATCAAGGTCTTTTTCATCTGCTAACTTGTTTAATCCACCAGCAATAGCTTTACGAATAGGCTTGCCTTGTGCAGCATCGGCAGCGTTTTGTAGATATGCAACAGGATCAGCGCCTTCTGATAATGCGTGAATAGCATTTTCAACAATGTGTTGATCTTCACCAGCAGCAAGTTTGTAATTCATCTTGGCTGCGGCACCGGCAACTTTAGCCCTAGCAATGTCCATTGAGCCAAAGCGGAAGATTGCTGGGATTAACTCAGATGCGGCAATACGCAGACCAAATCCACCAGTAAGTAGAGCAAGAGGCTTAAAAGCCTTGTCAATATAACGACGACCAAAGTCATCTATCTTGCCGTATAATTTGCCGTATGTACCCATCTCGCGCATAGCGCCTTTGACAGCACGAAAGTCTGGCATAGTAAAGTAACCGCGTTGATCTTCAAAAGCACCTTGTGGTGATGACTTGCCATCAAATTCGGCAACAGATGCACGATTATCTGAGAGAAGACCTACGCCATAATTTTGTTTGTCAATTGGACCATGTACTAGCGCAGCGGACTTATCCATAATGTGTTGAGCAAGTGCTGGGTCATCTGGCAATCCAGCAGCCTTGTACATTTCATTGACTAGGCTTGAATAGATGTCCTTCTTGTCAGCAATGTTTCCATTGATAAATTCTGTAGCCTTTTGCTTTGCCAATTGATCTGACAATGAGAAACGACCAATACGATAAACTGAGATAGCAGATGCTGGATCGTTTGGATCAAACTTTGTATTTGAAAGTTCAAGTGATTTGCTGTCAATGTTGTATGGAAGGTAACCACTAAATGTGCGTACCTTGCCAGCAATAGCAGACTTCCAAGCATCCCCGTTAAATGGGCGTAGTGCTACAGGTAGAATTGTTTGACCAGTTCCATTATTGACTACAGCATTAGTTGCAGGATCAACTGTTAGTTGCTCACCCTTACGAGGCAAGAAGAAGTTTGCTTGGTTGCCACGAAGATATAACTCATCATTGCTATCCCATTGACGCAGTTTGTCTGCTACATTAGATAGAGCAGCACGAACGACTGTACGGCTTGGAACCATTGCGGCTCCATTGACTGAAAAATTCTTCATCATTTCAGAATCAGCTGTTGCTTGTAGGAAAACCTTATGAATGTCATCTACTGTTACGGCAGAACCTGTAACTGCTGATGGCTTAAGATATTGAACTATTCCTTGTAAGCCAGGAAACTTTTGAGCAATATCTGCTTGGGCAAATCCAGCTTTGGCTGAGTCATTGAGAGTATCTGCAATACCCTTCAATGCGCGAACATATGTTCCACCAGCATTACCAGCAAGGATGTTAGTAACTGTTGGGTTTTTGCCAGATTGATAAAGGCTATCTAGTTGATCTGGTGAAAATACACGTAAGCTGTTTTGACCTAAAAAATCTGTAATACCATTCATTAGTCCACGCATTGGACCTTTAATGGTTGTAACTAATTTACCCTCTTCAGTGGTAAGCATCTTACCTTGAAGAATATCTGTGCGTGCTTTGCCAATGCCCATCAAAGGATCAAGTTTAAAGTCAAATGCGGCATCGCCAAGACCTGAAACTACTTTACCTACACCGGTATTAGTATTTTTTAAATCACCAAGACCAGGTACTTGTGCTGCTGCGTTAGCCAAATCACGACCAAAGGAAACTTGATAGTTAGGATTGGTAGCATCGGAAAGAGAATCACGATATGTTTTGCCAAATAATCCTGCAACGCCACGTTCTGCTTCTGCGGCTAAATCTGCGCCAAGTCCAGGTTGATCTATAAATGCGCCAAGAGTAGCGCCACCTGCCACACCAGCACCAGCCATTAAGCCTTCTAAAGCTCCGTGGCGTACCCATACTGAGTGGATAAACTTGTAATCTTGTTGAATCTGTTGAAGTGGCTTATTAAGCCATGCCAAACCACCGCTAACAACTTTTCCTGCTCCACCAAATAATTGTTGCCATACGCCAGCACTATTGTTTGTTGCGGCATTGTCCTGAATAGCTTGTTGCATGCTAGAGACATTTGTGGCATGAAGAACAGTAGTTGCTGTTCCATCTTGGTTTGGAGATGACGCTACATCGCTTGCTAGTCCAGGCTGTTGTGATAAGCCAGGATGGTTTGCAAGTGTTGTATTTATGTCATTGGCAGGTGTATTGATAACAGGTGCTACACCATTATTGATGTTTGGCGTACCTGGCATTAGTACCCCTGATTAAATCGCGCTGCTAGTGCCTTAAGTGCAGGAGATGCTTGTGGGTTTGACGCCATTGATTGAATGCCTTGTTTTGCAGTCTGATATTGAGCAATGTCAGGAGATTGCAAATTAAGGGCTGCTGGGCCAACGCCAGGACCTGCTGCTGCACCGGCAGTAACTGGCTCATTAGGACGTTGAGTATCGGCAAGCAAAGGTACTACTGGTTGTGCTTGTCCAGCTCCTTGAGCAGTAGGTGCAGATTGCTGAGCAGCATTGCGAACCTGTGCTGGTGTTGCTGGCTTTGGTGCTGGTGATGAAGAAAGTGGTGCTTGCTGTTGAAGCAGTGCCAATTCTTGTCCATCCCCGTAGTTAGGCATACCTGAGATATACCGTTGTGCTTGCTTTGATGCAGGTCCACCATCGGTGCGTTGGCTTAAAGCCCCTGGGCCTGATGACATTGCTGGATTTTTCGCCTGTGGCATAGTCATTCTCCCTCTTGTAGTGTCTCAATGGTCCGAGCCGCATACTCGTGAAAGTCTTTTTTGTCTTCCACGAAACTTGCTTGTGTGTCAAAAATATTAGTTAGTGCATTTGCAAAATTGGCAAACGCTATAAAAATATTAGAAATTAGATCAGCAAAAAGGGCAAACATGTCCCACTTGTTAAAACGAGTAGGGATATGCTCACCCTTTTGCATAATTTATTTTCCTGACGGCTTATTATCTGGATGATATTTTGTTGTATTATTTCCTGCTTGGCGTATTGGATTTGAATTTAAACTAGGTTGTGCTGGAGTTGATGCTTTTCCAGCAACAAATCCAACAGCTGCTCCTTTAGCTCTATCAGCAGCAGATGCAGAAGTTGTAACAGGTTTTGCGGCTGCTTGTGCGTTTGTTTGCGCACTTTCAACAGCGTTAAAACGTTTTGTATCTCCACTTTGTTGGTCGCCCAAACGTTGGGCTTCTGTTCTTTTGGGAGTTGTTAATTCTACTTTATCAGGGCTAGTTGTCGTAACTTTTGTCTTATCAACAGTACGAGAAACAGTTACTGGCTTATCTGAACTAACTTTAATAGATTTTGTTTCTCCGCCAGCTTTTCCTATTTTACCAGCAGGTGTAGATTCTGCTACTCTTTGAGCAACTTTATCTCCAATTTTAGCAGCGGCTACAGAACCGGCTTCTTCGGCTCCCTTGGCTAATAATCCACCACCCATTAAAGCAGGTACAACATTGGTAATAATTTTACCAGCAGTTGAATTTGGGTCAATAAGTGGTGGACGATTTTTAACTGGGAGCGGCTTATTTGCCGCCATAATTATTTAGCGCCTGGGTTTGTTCCGCGTGTAGCAGAAGGCTGTACGCTGTACTTAATGTCAGACTTGCCTGTTCCTACTGGACCAGACTTCTTTTGGATCTTTGTCTTCTGAGTTGTTGCATCAGATGAACCATGTCCACCTTGCATCTTTGGTGAAGGAACCTTAGTTGTAAGGCTTGCCTTCGTCATTGGGGCTACTTTAGCCATTTGTTTTCTCCTATAGGTTTTGTGTGGAAACCAGTAGTACTAGACTGGTTGCCTTCTAGCAACATTGGCAGATAACTGCGGTGCGCCAGAAGATGAAAGTCCTGCTAATAGATTTTGCAGGGCAGATGGTTGCGCGCCACCTTGTGGTGCGCCTTGCGGCATAGGTACCCCAGCAGGAGCCTGTCCTGGGGCGCCTTGAGGCGCCGCACCAGCGGCTGCGACTTCTGGGGATTCTGGTTGTGGTGCAGGTGCGAAAGCAGCGGCAATAACATCTTCAATGTTATCTCCTGCTTGACGACCCTTAATCGCTGCGGCAATTGCATTGATTGCCTTTGAAGGGTCTTGTCCCTGCGCTGCAAGTGAAGGAATAGCATTTGCGTAAGCACCAACTGCCGCCATAAGCGAATCGCGTAGTGCTTCTACTTCAACCTTTTCTTCTTCTTGGGTTACGTTCATTTCCCAAGGCATTTGACGACGCAAGAAATCGCGTGAGATTAACTTATCTCCACGAGCTTGCAATCCAAATACCAAAGCACGGTTTGGATCTAGTCCAGCCATCATGCCGTAAGATACGTCACACCAGTAATCGCCTTGAATATCTTTCTTAGGTGTGTATGTAATTTCATAAGGCGCACCGGCATTTACACCGCGTACTTCCTTCTCAACATCACCAAAAAGTTTTTCATCCATCATGAAACAGATGCGCATAACGTGGCGGAATACTTCAGCAAATACTGCTTGAGCAGTTTTAACTTGAGTATCAAAGCCACCCATAAGTGCTTCTACACCACGGCCTGTAACAATAGAACCTGATTGCTGTCCTAAACGACCTTGTGGATAACGTGCGCCAACACGTAGTTCTTGATCTAGTTGTGCTGTCTCTTGGAATATTCCTGGTGGAATCTCAAGACCAACACGGCGAATCTTTTCAGGATTGGCAGAGCGGATAGTTGCATCTGGACCAATCTCAAGTACATTCACATCAGAAGGCAAAGCAAATGGAGCCTGTACAGACTTCTGTGCTGCTTCCAATTGAAGTGTAGCAAATCTAGCACGGGCTACTTGTAGCCACATAATGTCATCAAATTGTCCGCGTTGATTCTCATCAGAGTCAATACCAGGACGAGTAGCGATGACAATAGGCAATTCGCCAATGACATTTTTAGCACGATCTAGGATAAAGTTGTTACGCTCAGGGATGAATAGAACTAGTTCTTCTTTGTCCTGATAGCGATAGACTTCAAGGATACGCTCTGAGTTACGAGTCTCATAAGGTCCTTTGATGACTGACTCATACTCAGGATAGTCATTGACCAACTCACGGACAGTCTTCTTGTAGCGACGTGTGTATGAGATTAACTTACCAAAACGATCATACTCTGGGTATGTTCCGATTGGGTTATCAATACGAATCATTGGGCGATTATTCTCATAATCAGGCTCAACGATAAATGCTAGCATTCCGTAGGTAAGGTAACGGTCAGCACCTGTGTACATCAAAGTCTGAAGGTTTGCGGTATCACGATAGCCAGCGGCAATCATGGTGCGCTTATCGGCTTTCTTTCTAGCACGATCTGAGATAGCGTCTGTTGTATCGCAGTTAAATGCTGGAAGCGGAGCAATAACTTCTGCTACATCGCGTGCAGCAATATCAATGAAGTTAGCCACCATAGGCTTAGGAAATTCTTCAGGAAACTGTCCTGGGAATACTTGCTGAATGTCTCCTTGACGAATAGCAAGAAGATCAGCCCAGCGCGAATCGCGTGAATGGTAATGGTCGCGTAACTTGCGAACCTTGGTGCTTAGTTCACCAATTTCTATTGCCACTTAGGTATCCCCCGTTGCTTGCTAACTTTTCTTGAAGTTGTGAGTATTCTTCTAGGTTTACTACTCTGCGTGAAGCCAACTGATGGCGAGTAGCATATGGATTCTTTACAAACGATCCACCATATGCACCAGCCTGATTGATGTAGTCACGCATCTGTGTCTCAGCAAACCAGAGGGCCATTGGACCATCTTGCTTATTCTTCGTTCCTGCTGACCAAGTAATCAATTGCTCAATCAGTGCTTTGATATGTTCGTTGTCGGCCCGTGGCAATTCCAGAAGGTTATTCTTCATGTATTTGCCCTGGTTGTCGCACGAGCCGAAAAGTGGTGCCATAGAGGCTACGCCAAATTCAAGATCCATCTTGTTGGCGCCTGTGTAATGCTGCACGAGGCGAATGCCGCGTGTTGCTAAAAATGAGTTGATCTTTTCGTCTTGAGTCAAGAATAGCTGGAAAGCATTCTTCTCAATAACCCAGACCTTTGGATTGTACTTCTCAGTCCAACTGAAGATTAAGTCACGAATCTGTTGAGGCGTAGGTGCTGGCATCCGTGATGCCTCTAGCAAGTAACGCTTGCCTGTGGTTCTATCTCCTGAGATAATGACAGAG